GCATGGGTTACGTCGATAGTGGTGCGCTTTACTCTAAAGCAATTAGTCCATTGCCTGCTTAATGTATTTGCAAGAGATGACAGGCAGGCCCGCAAGGTCTGGCTATGGAGCCCGCCAGGACAACTCCTTTCGCATCGTTTGCGGATAACCGGCAAAAACCAGTTTTTCGCAAGCCTGAATGAAGGGATTAAACAATGGCAATCGATATTAATGACGCCTTTGTAAAGCAGTTCGAGAGCGAAGTGCACATGGCGTATCAGCGTATGGGCTCCAAGCTCCGCAATACCATTCGCTATAAGGGCAATGTTCGCGGTTCCAGCACCACCTTCCAAAAGGTTGGCAAAGGTACCGCCGGCACGAAGTCGCGTCACGGCAACGTGCCGGTGATGACTATCGATCACACCCCGGTTGAGTGCACCATGGCCGACTTCTATGCTGCCGATTACATCGACAAGCTGGACGAACTGAAGATCAACCATGACGAACGCATGGTTGTTACGCAGTCTGCCGCTGCTGCTATGGGCCGCAAGACGGACGAACTCATCGTTACCGCCCTGGATTCGACCAGCAACACCATCACCGAAGGTGGTACCGCCGTGCTGACGCAGACCAAGATCAACACGGTGTTTGATTACTTCGGTAACAACGATGTGCCGGATGATGGCGAACGCTACTTTGTGGTTTCACCAAGCGGTTGGACTAATCTGCTCGGCATCACTGCTTTCTCGAGCGCCGACTTTGTTGGTCCCGACGAACTGCCGTACAAGGGCGGCATGGTAGCCAAGCGCTGGATGGGCTTCATGTGGATGGTGTTCTCCGGTCTGCCGATTGCTTCGAGCATTCGCAAGAACTTTGCCTATCACCGTTCGGCTATTGGTATGGGCGCTGGTTCGGAAGTGCAGACCGAAATGAACTACGTGCCGGAAAAGGCCGCCCACCTTGCAACCTCAATGATGTCGCAGGGTGCTGTGCTAATTGATGGCACTGGTGTGTACGAAGTTCAGGCCTACGACGCTTAAGGAGCAAAGAAAATGGCTTTCACTCCCGCAACTTTGATTAAGCTGGCTGGTGCTGAACCGGCTCTGCATATCTACACAAACTCCGATGCAATCGCTACGATTGTGGCTTCGGGTTACTTCAACACGGTGACCAACAACCTTAAGCAGAATGATGTTATTCTGGTTGTGGGTTCGACGGGCGGCACTCGTACGGTTGACGTTGTTTGCGTTACGAGCGCGACTGGCGCGGCGACCGTTACGACGACCGCTCTGGAAGGCGTCACCACCTCGTAAGCAACAGGGAGAGGTTCTCCCCCCTGACCTCTCCCGGGCCAGCCTTGTCTTGTGCAGGGCTGGCCCTTTCTCTAGGAGCGCACCGTGGCAGTTACCGACATTGATATTTGCTCTCGCGCCCTGGTGCTGATCGGTGCTGCACCCATCACATCCTTTGCGGATGGCACGACTGAGAGCACGGTGGCTGCCAACCTATATGAAGATACGGTGCGCGATCTTTTGTCCCGTTTCCGTTGGCGCTTTGCCTCTGGTCAGGCGCAACTGTCTCGCCGCGTAGATGAGCCGGAATCCAAATGGGATGCGGCTTACAATCTTCCAGCCGATCTGCTGCTGCTGCATGATGTGACCATCAACGACAATCAGATTGATTATGATCGCTACCAGAATCTGGTCTATTGCGATGCGACAACTGAGGATGTGGTGGTTGCTGACTACACGTTCCAAGCGGAAGAGGACCTATGGCCTCCCTACTTTGTGACGCTAGTCGAACTGCAGCTTGCCTCGATCTTCGCCTACTCGGTGGCCAACCAGATTAATACGGCTGACTTCATGGAGAAAAAGGCTTTGCGGCAGATGGCTCTGGCGCGCAACATTGATAGCACGGCACAGACTTCGCGCCGCTTTGATCTTAGCCGATTTGACAAGGCGCGTAGGACGATTCGCTAATGCCCACTATCAAGCAAGTCCAAACCAACTTCTCATCGGGGGAGGTTGATCCGCTGCTGCGTATGCGTGTGGACACTGGCGCATACCAGAACGGCGCAGCGACTTTGCGTAACTGCTCACTGCTTAACACTGGCGGCGTAAGCAGGCGGGCGGGCACCCGCTACCTTGCTACCCTGCCTACCGATAGCAGGCTTTTGCCGTTCGAGTTCTCTTCGTCGGAGCGCTACGTGTTTGCTCTGAGCAATGCCCGCCTCGATGTGTTCAGCACTTCGGGCACACTGCTAACTACAATTACCAGTGGCGTTCCGTGGACAGGCGCACAGCTTCGGCAGATTAGCTACACCCAAGCGGCGGACGTAATGATCTTGTGTCATCCATCTTGGGCACCGCGTGTGGTGCGTCGGACGGGTGCATCCAGCTTTACGATCAGCGCATTTGCGTTTGATACCAGCCTAGACGGTAACAAGATTTATCAGCCCTATTACAAATTTGCCGATGACACTGTGACGATCAGCGTCAACGCCGTGTCGGGCACAGGCAGGACTATTACTGCATCAAGTTCCGTATTCACATCTGCCTATGTGGGCACGATTGTGCGCTGGAAAGATGTTGAGATTCTCATCACCGCATACACAAACGGCACGACTTTGGTTGGCAACATCAAGGGAACGCTTGAGGGCTCTCTCGATATTAACCCGCTTCGCACTGAGCATACGAGTGACGTTGTTGAAGTGACTCATGCCTTGCACGGCTTTGCCACCGGGCAGAGCGTGACGATTAGCGGTGCTAATGGTTTTGCTGGGGTTAGCTTTGCTCAGATTAATGGCACTTTTTCAATCACTGTGATTGACGATAATCGCTATAGTTACTCGACCGGACATAACGCAAACGCATCAGAAGATGGCGGTGGTCCTTCGGTCAAGTTCACAAGCAGCACAACGTCAACCCGAGATTGGTCTGAGCAGACTTACTCTGCGGTCAATGGTTATCCTGGAGCAGTTGCTTTCCACGAGAACCGCCTTTGGTTTGGTGGTAGCAGCGCCGTGCCTGATGGTTTGTGGGCTTCCAAGATTGGCCTGTTCTTCAACTTCGATGTGGGCGAAGGCCTCGATGATGAGAGCATTCAGATCACCATTGGTAGTGAGGACATTTCGAACGTAAAGCACATCGTATCGAACCGCGACTTGCAGATTTTTACAGCAAGCGGCGAGTTCTTTGTGCCGCGCTCAAGCACTCAAACAGTTACGCCCACTGCCATTCGAATATCAAGGCAGACACCGTTTGGCTCGAGCGATGTTACTCCGCTTCCATTTGACGGGGCCACCCTGTTTGTGCAGGGCTCAGGCAAATCCGTACGTGAGTTTGTGTATAACGATGCTGTAAATGGTTACGCATCAACCGACATTACCTTGCTATCTAGCCATCTCATCAACAGTCCCATTGATATGGCAGTGCTCTTTGGCTCGACCGTGAGAGGCGAACAGTATGCCCTGGTTGTGAACAACGATGGCACAATGGCAGTGTTTAACTCAGCGCGATCAGAGAACGTGGCAGGATGGACCACGTGGGAGTTTGGAACCAAGGCAATCAATCTGTTCCGCTCGGTGTGCACTTTGGGCGAATTGGTATTTGTCGCGGTGCAGCGCAACCTGACATACACGCTCGAGTTGCTTTCTGATGCCGAGGCTTTGACGGTTGATAGTGCAATAAGCCTGACTGGATCGGCAAGCACGACCTGGACGCTGGGTGTTTACTATGCCAACATGGAAGTCGATGTTGTTTCAAGCAACATGTATCTTGGCAAATTTACGGCAAACGGTTCTGGCGTTATCACGCTTCCCAATGCAGTGACGAAGGTGATTGCAGGCTTCACCTATCCGGTAGAAATTACCACGTTACCCGTGCACTTGCAGCTTCCTACCGGCTCACTGCTGGGTATGCCTAAACGAATCAACCGTGTGCTTGTTGGCTTGAATAGCACCCTGTCTTGCGTAGTTTCGAACAATCGTCTGCTTCTGCGTCAGGTGACGGATGACTTGTCTGTTGCGCCCGCCCTCTTTACCGGGATCAAGGAGTTCTTTTTGCTTGGTTACAATCGAGAGGCGAAGGTAACGATTACGCAGGATGAGCCCCTGCCACTGAGGGTGCTAGGGATGAACATGGAGGTGTCTTTCTAATGTGCGTTTCAGCAGCCGTTGCTGTTGCGACTTTAGCTGCAGCAGGCACTAGTACCGCCGCTTCTATTGGTGCCGCCAATGCAAATAAACGTGCGCAACAAAACATGCTTGATGAGCAGCAAAAGCAACTTAAGGAAGAGCGTGAGATTGCCCGCCTGCAGGCGCAGGAAACTGAGATTGAGCGTCTTAATGACTTTCGCAGACAGAGAGCCAGCAACGCCGCTGCCTTGGCTGCATCGGGTGTGCGTGAGAACATCAGCTTTCTCCAGGGCGTAATGCCTGCGGAGGAGCGAGCTCTGCGTTTAGACATTGGCAACATTCGTATGGGTGACATTGCTGGCCAGAATCGCATTGCTTCACAGATTCGAGTCAATCGTTTCTCGCGTGATGTAGCTGGGTTTAATGCCACGATGCAAAAAGTTGGAGCAGTTGCCAGCTTCGTTGGAACTGCCGCTTCGGTTGGCAAAGAATACCAAAAAACCAAAGGCGGCTAACGTATGGCTATTGAACCTTTTCGTCGTCGCATTGGCATTACCAGCCCTGGCAGTCTGCTGTCTGGTAACGCTCCGCAGATTGCTGACGTTGGTCCATCAATTTCTCGTGCAGCTGGTCAGATATTTGAAGCTTACCAACCTGAACTGCGCGCAAAGGCTGTAAAGAAAGGCCAGATTGCTGCAGGCCAGGCGGAAATTAAACGCGACGAGAAAGGTCGTGCGCTTCCTATCGAGACGCCCAAAGATGTTGGCTTGCTGTATCAACAGGCGTTTGAGGAAGTGGCACAGGCGCGTTATGTTTCCAACGTCTCGCTGGACTTCCAGTCAAAGCTTGATGCCGAAATTGAAGCCATGCGTAAAGGTGACAATGGCAAGAAGCTAGATGCCGAGTCTTATCGCGCCTTTGTTAGCGGCACCCTCGAAGGTATGCTCGAGGTTGTTGATCCTAGTGTTCGCCCACTACTTGAGCAAACGCTTGGCCGTGAAGCGCAGGAGCGCACTCGTGCTGTCTACGGCGAAGCTGGTCAACGTGCACGACAGGATTTGATAAGCGCGTTGAACAACGACTATGCTCGGCTTACTAAGCTGGTGGCTGATGCGTCTAGCAAAGGCGATATAGCCCAGGTAGCTAATTACCAAGCTCAAATGAAAACTCTAACTGATAAGGCAATAAAGGCAGGCACTATTGGAGAAAAGTTTGCAGGGTCAATGGAGGAGGATCAAAAGGTCGAATATGCAGAAGCAGTTAACAACGCAATCAGTATGCGTACCGTTAACGAGGCGACTCCCCTTATCCTCGGCCTTTCAGGTGATGAACTGCAAATAGTTGAACAGCGGCTAGAT